CGATTGGCATGACGTGGGGTATGTGGTCAGAACGTCTTAATGCCGTTGAGAAAAAGGCTGACAGTGTTGCAAAAATGCAACAAGATATTGCAGTTATTAAAGAAAAAATCATTCAAATGGATGACCGCGTTATTTGGATAGAAGAGTTTTTAATTAAAACAATAGATTATTAATGGCAATCAGTCGTTCACAAATGTCACGACAAATTTCTAAACCTCCCGGTAGAAAAAGACTAAGAAGGAGAAAGAAGAAAAATGGGATCTTACGCAAAGCTAATATTAGAAGACGTTAAGACATGGTCTAAAGAATATTTAGAGATACCCAACGTTCACTTAAACAAAATGCCTGCTTGTCCGTTTGCTCGACAAGCTTGGAGAGATAATAAAGTTTGGATAGAAATCCGAGATCCTGACCAAGGATACCGTCGTCAGTTACTCAATTTAGTAAGAAAACTTGATTATACAGAAAAAGAGATACTAATCTTCTGTGACCCTTATTTTAAGGAATATGGACTTAATCGCTTTCAGAAAATAATAGATTCTTTCAATGACAAATGGAATATAGAGGATCATTATTTCATGGGTTTTCATCCCAACAATCCTGCCACAGAAGAAGAACAAGAGTTCTTGGTAAGTCCTAAAGGTGACGATGTTGAGATGCCAGAAAGCAAGGTTGCCTATAGTATGATGCTAATACAAAAGTTCTCGCAATTATATGAAGCATCTGATAGATTAAAGCGCATGGGATACTATAAAAAGTGGCCTAAAGAGTATTACAACGAAGTTGTAGATTCTCGACAAAAAACGTATAAAAAACTATTTTTAAAAGGAGCGAAAAATGGACAAAAAAATACCTCAACGTAAGAGAATGGCAATGGGCCTGATGGGCGGTGGTATGGCGAAAAAGAAGAACGTCATAAAAAAACGCGGTGGCGGAATGGCTAAAAAGAAAAACGTCGTAAAGAAGCGTGGCGGTGGGATGATGAAAAAAGATCCTATGGGCATGATGGGCGGCGGAATGGCTAAAAAGAAAAACGTTGTGAAGAAACGTGGCGGCGGCATGATGATGAGAAAGATGCGTGGCGGCGGTATGGCTAAGAAGAAAAAATAATAATGGCGACATCTGGAACAACCGATTTTAATTTAAGTATTGATGACGCTATTGAAGAAGCGTACGAGAGATGTGGTTTACAAACTCGCACAGGTTATGATTTAACTTCTTCAAGACGTGTTCTAAATATCATGTTTGCTGAATGGGCAAACCGTGGAATTAATATTTGGACAATTAAGCAAAGAACCGCAACACTTGCAGCAGACGATCAAAGTAATACTAACGATTTTGCTACCGACATTGTCGACGTTCTAGATGTTGTTGTTCGAGATGGAACCACCGATTTTACTGTTAATAAAATTAGTAGAGCGGAATATTTAAATACTCCTGTTAAATCAACAACAGGACGACCCAATCAATTTTTTTTCGACGGTCAGATTGATCCGAAAATGTTTTTTTATCCTGCAGCGGATAAAGCATATACAGTTGTGTATAATGCTTTAACAAGAATACAAGATGCAGGAGCTTACACCAATACAACAGATTTACCTTTTAGATTTTACCCTTGTTTGGTAGCAGGACTTGCATACTATATTGCAATGAAAAGAGCTCCCGAACGTATGGCAGATTTAAAATTTGAATATGAAGATGTTTGGAAAAGAGCAGCGGATCAAGATGGAAATAGAGATAGTGTGTTCTTAACACCACAAAATTATTTCGTAGGTACCTAATGTCAAGATATGCAAGTGGCAAATATTCTTTAAGAATATCTGATCGATCTGGTGCTGCTTTCCCCTATAAAGAAATGGTGAAAGAATGGAACGGTTCGATTGTTCATACTTCAGAGTTTGAACCTAAACATCCACAATTAATACAAACAAAAAAACAATTAGCTGATCCTGAAGCTTTGAGAATAGCAAAAGGTCAGATTGCAGATGCAATAGCCTTTCCACCAACGGACGGTATTAACTTTAGTTCGTTTCAATCGGAGGGAATGCAACCCGCATCCATAAGCAAAGATACTATAGTGGGCACAGCACTAGGTAGCGTAGTTATTGGTCCTACAGGCTCTGTTCAAATATTTACAATGACTGTGGCTGCAAAAGCAGGTGGCGGAGGTAACGCTTATTATGCAGACGGTCTTCAACAAAGAGCCTTTCAGTTTCAAGTAGGTCAAGTTCGATCTTTTTCATTTAGTGATAATAGTTCGGATGGACATCCTATGTTACTTAGTACGACATCGGACGGAAGTCACAGTGGAGGGTCAGTTTACACTACTAACGTGGCTTATAGATTAGCAGGTAGTACGTTTGTAGATCAAGCAAGTTATATAGCTGCGTTCACATCACCGTCTCAAACTAGAGAGTTAATACTAACAATAGACTCTTCGACGCCTACGTTGTATTATTATTGCCCTAACCATCCGGGTATGGGAGGATCTATTACAGTAATATGAATTATAGTGAATTATTAACAAATATAAGAAATTATTCAGAGGTAAGTTCTGATGTTTTAACCGATTCTATTATCAACGTATTTATCGTAAACGTTGAAAACAGGATTCAAAGAGAAGTTGATCTAGACGCATTTAGAAAATTTGCTACTTCCACTCTTGTTATAGGTAATCCCTTTATCACAATGCCTAATGATTTTGCTTTTGAAAGAGGCGTTCAAATAGTAGACGGTAACGCTGATAGAGAGTGGTTAGAACAAAAAGATACTACCTTTATTGATACGTATAATGTTGATCGAGTTAACAACACAGGCACTCCAAAGTATTATGCCAATTGGGATGATAATACTTTGATAGTTGCTCCTACTCCGAATGCAGCACTTACAGTAGAATTATGGTATAACAAAACACCAGACAGATTATCTAGTACAAATACTACGACTTGGTTATCAACCAACGCACCAGAGACTTTAATTTATGGCACTTTGGCTGAGACTTTTTCTTTCTTGAAAACGCCTCAAGATGTGCAATTATATGAACAGAAGTACGCTCAAGCTGTGCAGAATTTAGCACAAACTCAGATGGGCAGAAAACGTAGAGACGAATATGCAGATGGGGTCCTCCGTATTCCTCTTAAATCAGTTGGCCCCGGAGGTAGATAAAAATGGCAATAACACAAGCGGTATGTGATAGCTTCAAAAAAGAGTTGTTAGAAGGCGAACATGACTTTCGATCCTCTGGTGGCGATCTATTTAAATTAGCTTTATATACAAGTTCCGCAACTTTAAGTAATACAACAACTGCGTACACAACTTCTCAAGAGGTTAGTGCATCCGGCACTTACGCTGCAGGCGGTGGCAACCTTACAAATACAGGTGCCGCAAAAACTAACAACACTTCTTTTATAGACTTTAGTGATATTAGTTTTACAAGTGCAACGATCACTGCTAGAGGCGCTTTGGTGTATAACGCAAATACTACAGCAACAACAAATACAAATGCTGCAGTTATGGTTTTAGATTTCGGATCTGATAAAACAGCTACATCAGGAACTTTCACTGTTCAGTTTCCAACGAATGATGCTTCAAGTGCTATATTAAGACTGACGTAGCATACTGAGGTAAGCTACTATGTTTTTTGGCGCTACAACTTTCGGAAATCGTACTTTTGGAAATCAAGCAAGTGCGAGCGTAGATGTCACTCCAACCGGTATTGGAGTAACCGCAACAGAGGGCGCTTTAATATTTACAGGGGACGTTACTACTTTTCCAACAGGTATTGGTATTACCATTGCTCAAGCGAGTGCGATCCTTCCAAACGTTAATGTTTTTCCGACTGGTATACAAATAAACTCTACTTTTAATAACTCAGGAGTTGCAGCGGACGTTGGAGTTACAGCTTTCCCGGCGGGGGTTATTTTGAACATGGTTCAAAACAGCGTAGGAGTTAGAGGTTGGGCAACTGTAGATGATAGTGTCACAAATGAATGGACTCCTGTCAGCGATACAGCCTCATTTTCATGGGCTGCAGTAGATGATAGTGTCACAAACACATGGACAGAAGTAGATGACAGCGAGCTAGGATAGTGTTATAAATTAAACAATGGCAGATTTCGTATTAAATGATCGTGTAAAAGAAACTACCACCTCGACAGGCACAGGCACAATTCAATTAGCGGGTGCCGAAACAGGTTTTGAGACTTTTGTGTCTGGTGTAGGCAATGGTAAAGAAACATTTTATTCTATATTCGGCATATCAGGCTCAGAATTTGAAGTGGGTAGAGGCACAGTCACAGACTCCAGTCCCGATACTCTTTCAAGAACAACCATCTTTTCATCATCTAACTCTGATAGCGCAGTAGATTTTTCCGCGGGGACAAAAATAGTGATTTGTTGTCTTCCTGCAAAACAAACACCTTCGGCAGGCATGACTGCTACAACTTACATTAACACACATAATTCAACTATTTCTGATGATCAAACAATTAATTCAGGAGTATTAGCAGGCCCCGTTTCAATAACAGGGACCGTGACAGTAACAGGAAACTTGGTGGTGGTATAGATGTCAAAACTTGAAGTAGATAAATTAACTCCTCAATCAGGAACAAGTCTAACTGTCGGCGATACTGGAGATACGGTTGTTTTCTCAGACGCAACGGTTACTTTACCGGCTGTACAATCGGTAGCAACAGAATTAAAAACAAATAAGATATCTCCTGCCTCTGGAACAGCATTTACTTTTGGTGATAGTGGTGACACGTTCACAATTCCAAGTGGCGTTACAATTACAAACAACGGAACACAAACAGGTTTTGGTGGAACAAACACTCCGAACTTCAGAGTTTTCAAAGGCTCTGATCAAAGCATAGGTGCTGGTGGCTCTCCAACAAAAGTTACATGGAACACAGAGGACTACGATAGTAATAACGCCTTCGCTTCTGATAAGTTTACAGTGCCTACGGGTCAAGGAGGTTTATATTTTTTAACTGCAAAATTATTTTTCAATTAT